TTGTGCCAAACCCCCAATAAGGGATTTGACCTCTGGCATTGTTATTCTTCTTGCTAATGAATCTGGCACTCTAAATATCTAATATGATTATCTTAGTTATTTATGGCTTATCGAGGAAAATATAAACCAAGGTGTCCCTACAAGTATAAAGGAGACCCAACTCGCATTACATATAGATCCCTTTGGGAACTAAAATTCATGAAATATTGCGACTCAAATATAAATATTCTTGAATGGGGAAGTGAAGAAATAGCACTACCTTACCGTTCTCCAATTGATAATAAAGTACATAGATATTTTCCAGATTTTTATATTAAAGTCAAGGAAAATGGTGGAAAAGTTAAAAGGTATATTATAGAAATTAAACCACTAAAACAAACTATTAAACCTAAGAAACAAAGGAAACAAACAAAAGGTTATATCTATGAAGTATATGAATATGCTAGAAATCAAGCAAAATGGAAAGCAGCAACAGATTTTTGCAAAGATCGTATGTGGGAATTTAAAGTACTAACAGAACACGAATTAGGAATCAAATGAGTCGCTTATCTTCTATAGTAGAAAATTTAATTGGAACCGAAGATCCTGATGATCTAATGTTAGAGTTAATGGATGCTCTGAATGATACAGTAACACCCATACCTGATGCAGGAGAGTTCTATGTTTTTGTATATACCCCTAAAACTCCAGGTATTCGATATGATCAAAATCCCTTTGTGGCAGTAACAGATATTTTTCCTTGGGGATTCCGTGGAATTAACTTTCACTGGGGTGAATCTAGACAATATACATGGACTGAAATAGCAGGACAGCTCTATCAAGTCACTAATGATGAGATAAATGACCTTGAAAAAATACCTTTTGCAAAATTCATGCTAAATAGATAATAATACCAATAATAGGTCGATATGAAAAATTATATAGGTACAGATGGATTAGAATATGATTGGAGAACTGGTAGACCAATAATTAAGGATGCATCTAAATTTTGGGGGACAGGTCAATATGCTAATGAAGCTGATAGTAAAGTTAATGACGAAACTGGTTTATCTAACAATGAGGCTTTTGCTGATCTAAAAGAGGATGATATAGATTTAGATGAGGAAATAGAATCTGATCATCTTTATGCAGAAGAACATAAAGACATCAATGACTACCATACAAAAAGAAAATCCAGATTAGAAAAAGAAAAGAAAGAAAAAATAGGTGATATAAAACCAAAAAAACTGGGAAAAGGTAATAAAATAACTAAACCTACACCACCAGGTATATTAAGATATCCTTATGAGGGTATGACACAACATACTGATTATTTACAGATAGATATTGTTGAATATAAACCTGTTGGAAGAGAGAAAACTAAAGATAAAACCGTAAAAGTACCAATAAAACAAATCGAAGGAGTAGAACATGATTTATTTGAAAAGAAAATAGTAAAAGGTCAAGGAGCCAAATTTAAAGGAAAAATGGGTGGTAGAAGAAATTCACTCAATAGATCAGTTGGTCGCACAAGATCATATGCACTATCAAGAAGACCACTAAAGAATGAAGGAACTATATTATTACCAATTCCATCAAATGTACAGGATGGAAACTCTATTAAAGTTGGTGAGAATAGTTTAAATGGACTTCAGGCAGCAGGTGCTTCTGGAATCATGGATGCAATGACTCCAGATTTAAAGAAGGTTCAAGGTGTTAAAGATGCTGCAGGTAAAATAGCTACTGGATTAGCAGATGCAGCAACAAACTTCAGTAATCAAACAAAAGCAGGTGCTACACTAGATGACATAAAAAGTGTTGCACTTAATAAATTAACAGCATCTGCACTAGGTATATTTGGTGGAAATATAACAACGAATCAATTACTGGCAAGACAACGTGGTGAAATAATAAACCCAAACATGGAGTTATTATTTGATGCTCCCACAATAAGAGCATTTAAATTCCAATTTAAAATGACTCCAAGAAACCGAAGAGAAGCAGAACAAATAAGATTAATTATAAGAGCATTTAAAAGAAATATGGCTCCAAAAGCAAAAGGAGGTACAGAAAAAGAAAGTGGATGGTTTTTAAAAAGTCCAAATGTATTTGAGTTAAGATACAGAACTGGAAATATGGATCACAACTATCTACATAAATTTAAACAGTGTTTTCTTACTGATATATCAGTTAATTATACTGGTGACGGTGTGTATTCTACATATGAAGATGGATCACCAGTTTCATATCTAATGGACTTATCATTCAAAGAACTTGAGCCAATATATGATATTGATTATGATAATGTTCCAGCAAATGAAGGAGTAGGTTACTAAAATGTCATATTTCAGAGAACTACCAGATTTATTATATCCATCATTTCTTTCTGATAAGAACTCATCATTTGACTATGTTGAAGTAAAAAACTACTTCCGTAGAATCAAACTAAGAGATGATCTTCAGAATGTTTTTACCTTATTTGACAAATATCAACTACCACACGGATCTAGACCAGACACTGTTGCCGAAGAATACTATGGTAGTGCTGAATTAGATTGGGTTGTATTAATGACTGCTGGTATTATTAATGTAAGAGATGAATGGCCTCTTGAAGATAATCAACTCTATGATTACTCTCTAGAAAAATATGGAACAGATCTAAATGCCACTAAATTCTATGAAACAAAAGAAATTAAAGATAGTAAAGGCAGATTAATTATGCCAAAAGGAAAGCACGTTGATAGTAACTTTTCTCTCTCATATCATGATGGTGGTAATGTAACTGTTTCTGGAACAGATGCCAGAACAGGAGTTAGTAATTATATCTACGAAGTACGTAAGAATGATGATAAAAGAAGCATATATCTATTGAAACAGGGATATTTGCAACAATTCTTAAATGATATGAGAAATATAATGACTTATGACAAATCTTCAGAATATATTAACGATAAGATGATAATGGCAGTCAACGTAGACTTATTAATGCCATAAAAAAAGGGGTCGTGAGACCCCTTTCTAGTATCATTCTTCTGCCAGTTGAGCAAAGTACGATAGTGCATCATCTTCATCATCATTTGATGTTGATCTTGATGATGTTGTAGCAGCAGTAACTAATTCTTCTGCTGAACCACGATCAGTATCTTCATCAATGACTTCAGGGTCTTGACGTACTGGAGCTTTGTTTCCAAGAACATAACCAAGACGCTTCTTCAGTTCGTCATAAGATTTGAACTGATCAGCAGCAACAAACTCTTCAAGAGAGAATTGCTTCTTCCAAAGTGCTTCTAGTGCATCATCGTCATCTAATAGAGGACTTTGAGCAGCAAATTCAGAACTGTCATAATTTCTATAACCAGCAACGTTCTTTGCTTTCAACTTGAAGTTGGCACCTTGCCAGAAATCAAATGGATCGATTGCTTCTTCATCCTCAAACTCAGGTTGCATTGCTGCAGTTAGTTTGTCAAAGATTTTCTTGCCAAACTTATACAAGAAGACTTGTCCTTCGTTCTCAGGATTTGCAGGATCCTTAACAACATATATGTTACTGATGTAAGTAAGCTTACGCTTCTGCTTACGTGCTGTTTCTTTACCAGCATCAGTACCATTGTTCCAGAGAGTAGTATTAAACTCAGAAACTGGATCTTTCTGACCAAGAGTGGTTAGAGAGTTCTCAATATACCACCCACCTGGTCCTTGAAAGGCATGAGAGTATAGTTTTACAAACGGTAGATCCTCACCGCTAGGAGCAGGAAGGAAACGTATTACGGCATATCCATTACCGCTTTTGTCTACGTCTAATTTCCATAAACGGTCATCACCTGATGCTCCGTTATTATTCATTTTTTCGACTTCTTTAACCAGTTTAGCGGTTAGTGAGCCAAGCTTAGATTGCTTTTTAAGGTCTTTAAAAGACATTCAGATTACCTCGGATTAAATTGGATTCGTTGGATGTTTAGATTATAACAGAGATTGAAAAATTAGTCAATACGATCTTTGAGAGATTGAATGGTATTTTGCATACCTTCAAATAAAACACTAATATCAGTACCTTCTGGGAAACCCAACATAGTAACTGATTGTTCTAGTTGCTTTTTCATCGCTTTGGCTTCTGGATCTTCTGATAATGACACTCTCGTGTACATCATACGTTGTAGTTCCAGTAACCTAGTTAATTTATCAATGTGTTCCTCTTTTTCATCTCCACCAGAATTTTGAATATTCACCATATTGCTATAGATTTCAGTCTGTAGCTCATTGATCTCTTGAAGTTCTTCTTGAACTATTTCAGATTTAAAGAATTCACTCATTGATTAATTCTCGTAGAATTTTTTTATAATGAAACACATTAATATTTATGAAGGGTGTGTATTTCTTTATTTTTAAACTTACGGATTCCCACACTGGGTCATCCAAGTTTTTGTCAAAGTTTTT